GAATAGCGAATGAACGTTCCGTTCCGCCGTCCTACTTGCGTCGGATTTCTCCGATGAACGTAATGTATATATTACCATAAAACTCAAAAAGTAGCAACCGATACTTAAACTGTATCAGCACGCTACTTTTTTAAAAATCATCGCGTAAGAATTTTTGCCGGAAAATTTTTTACCCGATCTGGGAAATCACTTTCGCTTTTTCTTTTCAGGTGATTTAACTCCCCAGAGTTTTGGATTGATTCTACCATATCCAAATTCAATACTGTTTAAATTTTCACGAAACTTATCCCAATACATATCAAACAGACGAAGTTTTGAACCTCTAGTCAGGTCAAAACAAATCTTATCATCTACAAAATATTTTATAATATAAGCATCACTAGGTGCTTCTTTCGTGCAGACTTCCGCATAAGAACCATTCTCAATCATAATGTCACAACCATATCGTGACTTACAAGTTTCTTTTTCTGCGGGAGTCCAGTTTTCCATAGGAGTTTCGGTATTCTTTGCTTTTTCTACCACATCACGAAGTTTGCTCAACTACGACCTCCCCACTGAATATCAGGATATGCCTGCGAAATAATCTCTTTTGTAATCTTATACTTTGTATCCAGTTTTTTATCTTTGCAAAGGCAAACAATTTCTGCTTCAAGAGGATGAAGACCTTGAAGAGTATTAATAAACATTGTCTCTCTACGCATTGAACTCAATCCATCATTACCACCCTTGACAAAATTATAAAACTTATCATATTCTTTGCGAATTGAAGACCTTCCCTGATCTTGAGAACCTAGTGAGTTGGTTCCAAGTTCTCCCATCTTTTCAACTGCATCATTAATTTTTTCACTCAAGGTTCCTTTGAATGAATCCATCTCATCCACAGCAGCATAAGGAACATCGCCGGGAGGAAGTGCTGAAACAATTGATTCATCAAAGTTCCAAATAAAGATTGCCTTTAGACAGGGATGTTCAAACTTCTTGAGTGCTTCAATTTTTTTAGCGTTGCTTCGCTGTTTAACTACAATGTTCAGAATCTCAAAAACAAAAGGATTTGCAGGAAGATCGGGAATTGGTGCTTCTGCAACTTTTGGTTTTGGAGCAGTTTTTTTGACAGCAGTTTTTGCTTTTGTTGTCGTTGTCATATGATTAACAGAATGTTGAATTATGTTGAAATTATTTATTGATTATGATTCGTCCTCTTCTTCCATTTCAAAGTCGTCTTCAAAATATCCTTGCTCAAATCTTACGGATACAATTTCTTGATCAATTAACTCGCCATCCTTATCATAAAACTCTGGATGATAGGCAATTTGTTTTGGACCTTCTTGGTGAGTCATCATATATTCACGACCTACCCAACCAATAACCATCCCCATTATCAGAAACAAGATCGTTAGAAAAGAACCAAAAACTAAACTGATTGCTAACATTTGTTTTCTCCGGGAAATTACTTTTTCTTCCTTACTTTTAAGGAAAACTCCAAGTAGATAGTGACTTCCCGATTTAGAAAGCAAACTATCTTCTCAAAGATAATGTGAAACGGTTGAGTTTGCTTTCTTTTACCTCCATTATTGAGTATCAGTTCAACACCACGATTGAAATGATCTTCACTGTTATTTAGGTTAGGATTTGATGATTTGCTTTTCCTTGAGGAATTTGATTGTCTCAACTGACCCTCCTAATTTTTGATCATCACAGACGACTTGTGGGAACGTAGACCCTTCACCAAACTCGGCATAAAACTCTTCTTTGGTAAAGTGCTCGTTTAGATTATAAACCACAAAGTTACTACCTGTCAACTCTAATACTTTTTTAACCTTGAAGCAGTATGGACATTCGTCTTTTGAATAAACTGTGAAATTCATATGCCATTAAAATTTATTAATAATTTATATAAGAAAAAAGAGGAGATTTTTCTCCTCTTATTATACCACCAACTCCACCTCTTCACACCACCGAAGAGGGTCTTTCGTTCTCAAAGATACAAAGACGTTGAAGACCTTGATATTATAAGGGATTTACTGAGGAATGTCAAAGGTCTCTGGTGTATTTTCAGAAACAGGAATAGTTACTGTTGCTTCTATAATATAATCTGGTCCGTGCTCGTCCATCATTACTCTCAATTCATCTAATGTATAACCAGTATTTGCACCATCATGAGTTGCATGATAAAGATGCATCAAAGTCCATTGCTCTGAAATAGATTCCATTTAACCTTTCCTCCAAAGTTCTTTCGAAAACTGAACCCAATCTTGAATTCGTGTTTCCCAACTATAATATTTATTTACCACTTCAACCTGAAGAGTATTATCAAACTTACCTTCACGATACTCAGTAATTGTTTTTTTCAATTCTCTTGCAAATCTTTCAACGTGTTTTTGACGATCAGGAATATACCCATAAAGACGAGCAAATCCTAGAGAAGTCTCTGAAAGTGCTGCAAGATTACTAGCAACAACCGAACACCCAGCAGCAAGTGCCTCAATCAAACAAATGCAAGAAGTTTCTTCAAAATAAGAAGGATAAGCAAAGATATGTGTATTCATAAGTTGCTCACGAACTTTAGAATTATTCGTTCTTGTATGACGAACAACTCTCTTATCATTTACAGCAAGGCTTAAACAATAACGAAGGAACTGTTCTTCTTGTTCATTGACATGAGAATATTCATAAGTTTGTAATCCTTCAGCATATTGTTTCTTTCTTTCATCAGGATCAATTTCGTGAAAAATATGCAGATCAAAGTCTTCTTCGGGAATGAGTTTAATTGCATCCAAAAGAATATCCAATCCACGAATTGGATTGGGATGGAACATCAGTTGAAGTTTTCCTTTTGGTTTCTTATGAGGTTCAAATGGATGAATAGCATTCTTTAAAACATAACATTTTTCCATTGGAAGATTAAACTTCTCACCAAATCTTTCATACTGCCAGTCAGAAACAAACACATATGCCTTGAAATGTTTCTGGAACTGTTTATCCATCAGTTGCTCAAGACCAACTTCTCTATGATGCGGATGCAACCAAACAATATTTGAACTATCAGGTGCAATTACATTATCGCCAGGAATTACGCACCAGTGCCAGTCTGCAAGATCAGGAGCAGCAGGGAGAACTAAATCTTGCCATGCACGACCCATAATCTCAGTGCCCCCAGTACCATCAGGATTTAATGAAGCTTCCAACAGAGGAGGCATGTTATTATGCAGATATTCTGGTTTTGTAATTACTTCTGGTTCTGACATTTTGTAATACTCCTTTGGAAATATTTTAGCGATTACTTGTTTTAAATCTTCTGGGAAATTATTAAAGTTATAGTATTGGAAATTTTCGTTTCTTCCAAATAAATCTTTCTTAGATGAAATTGCATCCAGAATATTATGATCATTAATTATAGCATCTTTATTAAATTCTTGATGAGCAAAGGATTGCAATTTAGTTCTGATTCTTTCTGGATTTCCAAAATATGAAAAATGCCAACCGCCCCTCTCAACAAAAGGAAATTTGTAAGAATGATCCCTAAGAAAATTACATCCTTTTTCAATTGCATTTGCAACTGGAGTGAATACAGTTCCACCCCATCTAATATCATAAAAAGTATTAAAATTATAATAAAACAACTCACAATTTGATGTGGCAGCAAAATCTTTTTCTAATGTTTGTTCTTTTAAATATCTAATTGCTTCAATTCTAGGAATTTCATCAGCATCACTTACCATAAACAAATCATCTGAAGAAAATTGTTTAAGTGCTTGAGTGATGTATTCTCTTTGGCCTCTTTCAATTTTCCAAAAACCAGATTCAAAATTACATTCATCACGATTGGAGAAATCATAATCACTAATATCTGGTTCATAACGAACATTGATGATTTTATTTTTTAGATCATCATCAAATTCATCAAGAAAATCATCCAAATAATAGGGTTTTAGATTTCCAGCATGAGTATAATTGCATTCAGAAATAACAAAATAATCCACAACATCTTTAAGATATTCAAGTCTTAACTTGAGAATATCAATCTCATTAAAAAACGAAAAACTATCTATAACTTTCATCACAATACTTCCTTAAGAAAGTTTTCCATTGGAGATTTTTTGAAAATTTCCAATCCTTTTTCTGCTTGAGCATCAAGTTCTATTGGATTTCTCAAAATCTCATATGCTTTTTTTACAAACTCATGACAAGGAGCAGTAAAAACTGTACCTTC